TAACGGCTGCCGAGGCGGTCGTACAGGTTGTCCTCGATGGCTTCCTCGGTGATCGAGAAGGCCAGCGCGATGGTCTCGTGGTTGTACCGAGCGGTGTATGCCTCTTGGGCGTCGTCGTAGCTGATCCCCGAGCCTTCCGACTTGGTCGGTGCCGCGCCGAAGCCCGACAGCATCACCTCTTCTTCGAATGCACGATCCGAAGACTCGGTGGTGTAGATTTCAGCATGCTGGTTTTCGTAACGAGCATACTCCATGCCGAAGAGGGCGTTAAGACCCGGCTCCAGCTCTTTCGCAAGTTGTGCGCGAGAGATAGCCATATTTCAGCCCTCCTTAGACGCCGGTCGTCGAAACAGTGCCACCAGCAATTGCGCCGTTCGGCGAATTGAAGTGGTTGTTCAGGCGAACGATGACGGGGATACCAGCAACGGTGTAGTCCTGATTCTCGGGGTCCTCTTGGATACCCATGATACGCAGGTTCAACGTGTTGGTGGTGGCGATGGTGTTCAGGTCGAGCGTTGCCGACGAGATACCGGTGGTGGCTACGCCGGAGGTTGCCAGCGCAAAGTTTGCGTTGGAGAACACAGCGGCACGAACTTCTGCCTCAGTATTGAAGGCAACAACCACGTTCGAGGTCGCAATCACGAACAGCTGCGAGGGATCGTCATAGACGAAAGCCTTGACAGGGAAGTTCGTGTCTGCGCCCGAACCGGGCCAGTAGTTCGAGAACACTTTCTTACCGGTGGTCGAGGAAACGTATTCGCAGCCCCAGAACACGCCGAGAAGGCCAACCGTGCCGCCCTCGGCCGAACCGACGATGTCGATAAAGCCGGTCGAGAGGGGTTTAACGGGCGAGCCCTGATAGATCGCGTTCGTGTTGCCTGCGGCAATACGGTACTCGGATGCACCGGTGCTGTTGGCATTCTGACCCATCTTCGCGATGGGACGAAGGCCGAATGCGCCATTTGTATTGGCCATTTGTCAGCTCCTTTGGTTGCGGTTATTCGGAGTCGCGAGCGCGGCCTCCGAAGGATACACGACTTTGCCGGTTCGCATGAATCGGCATTGAAGGATGTTGGTCCTTCATCAAGTCCTGATCGACAGCCTGCATCTGTTCGCGGGTCCGGAGCCCGTAATACGCGGATCTTTCTTGAGCAGTTTCGACAGGGATGCGGCACAGCATCAAACCACCTTGTCCGATGACACCGGCATATTTTCCCTCGTCGATGACGGGGGCTTGGTAATCCGGATACTCGTCGGCGCGGACGGGTTCCCATCCTTCGCGCAGCTTGGAGAAGACATTGGTCTTGTCCTCCTCGCCACGCATAGCGACTCGAATCCACCGGTGCACATACCCCGCTGGGGGCTTTGGTGCGTCAAGACGGCTGGGCGGTGCCCAAGGTTTACGGCGCGCTTCTTTTTCACGCGTTTGTGTTTCGCGAGGTGCTCTATCAGTCATCGGTCAATCCTTTACGTACTTGGCGTATTCCTCGAGAGGAACGTTCAGCTTTTTCGCAATGGCGACCTGCGACGGCGTGAGCTTCACGGTCCTGCGCCCCTGTTTAGTACTGCGGGATGCGGAAGAACCAGCAGAGGCGACCTGCGTTCCACCACCCGATTTTTGACCTTGAAACTTGTGCGGGAACTCCCGGCGAAGTCTCTTGTCAAGCTCAGTATAATACTCATCGCTTTGTGGGTCAAACCCCTCGTCCTCGATGAGTCCTTGATGGATGGCAAAGGCTGCAGTCGTCATGACGCGATCTTCACCAAACCATGTGTTTCGCTGCGCCCAGCTCTCCGCCTTGGGATCAGGCTGAGGCGCCCGAGGCTGTGCCTGTTGAACGGGGGCAGCAGCCGGAGCGGGCTGTGCACGTTCCGCTTGTAGACGCTGGTCTTGATCAACCCGGGTCTTGGCGCTGTTATAGCGCTGCAACTCGATGGCCAGATTGGACATCTGCATTTGCGCTTCTGCCATGCGGTCCGCATCGCCAGCCTCATAGGCCTCTTTGTAGGCGCGCTTGGCGGCCTCGGTTTGCGTTTGCAAACGAGTGCCGTACTCAGAGAGGTAGCCGCTGTCGAGCTGCTGCACACGGCTCTTGAGCTTTTTGTTTTCCTCAAGAAGCTGCTGGGACAAACGAACCGCTTCTTCGCGGTCGCGTTCTTCCTTGCGGTACTTCTCTGTCAGCCGCTTGATGCGGCTCTGGACGTTCTTGCTGTATTCACCCAGCTCGTCGTCTGAACCAGCCTCTGCTCGAGGGGCCTCAAGCCGTTCTTCTGTTTCAGATCCCGTGGCTTCGGTTTCGAACTCGCGTTCGTTGTCTTGCTGCTCTTCAGTCATTTTTGTGTCCTCAAACCTGCTTGACGTCGTCGGGTTCTAGGATCGTGGCAATGACCTCATCATCGTTGATGATGCGAACCTCGCCGCCGTCGATCTTGAACCGCGATCCGGAGTATCGGCCGATGCAGACCCACTGGCCTTCTGCACACCAAGGCGCACAGTCAGGGCCAAATTTGTTGGGGTCTTTGTAAGCCAGAGGCCCAACCCGGAGAACATAGGCAACCGTGGTTGCCACAGACTCGCGCTCTCGCACTTCGTCCGGGATGTGCAGGCCGCCAGTTGTGGTCGCACGGCCTTGATACGGCATGACCAGAACCCGCCAGCCGGTCGGCTGCGGAAGACGGTCGAGCAATGGTTTTTCGATGAGAGAGGGATCTAAGACCCGATCCTTGGGTTCCACATACGCGCCATCCAAGGAAACGCCGGGAGCATCTGCCCCCTGTCGTTCTTTCTTGATTTTCTGCGCGAGATGTTCAGGAAGATATAAAGTCTTCGACATCGTCTGCGTTTTTCTCCAGCAGGGCTCTAAACTCTTCCCGCGCGTAGGTGAGGCCCCGTATCTCACCTACCAAGGATTGGTACTGCTCCCAGTCGCGGGCAGAACCACTTGCAAGAGCGTCCGCGATATCTTGCTCGCGCTCTCGCAATCTTTTGTACACGTGCCGTGCAAAGTCAACAACATCCATCAGAGGATGTCCTGATACTTCGGCTGGCTCTCCGAAACGAGCGGTCCGCCAGAGGCCCAGTCATCACAGGTGTTTTCGGACTGGCAGACAAACTTGTAGATCTGGCAGTACCCCAATGGGGGACTCTCCATATCGTCGTCCAAACCAAGGCATTCCAAGATGTCTTCAGTCTGGTTGTAGGCAGCGCAGTTGCCGCAGACCTGATCCGAGCGAAAAGCCACGCCGGAGTTGGGCTCGCGGTAGTTGGCCTCGTCTACGGCGATCTGACGGTTCTCGGCATTCAGATCCTCGTCCTGCGTCGGGAGAGGGCAGTTCATGCCCTCTTCGTTTTCTTCGTATTCATCGACCGGGATGGCGCCGTCTGGCAACAGGCTGATAACAATCGTTGCCATCAGTACTCTCCGCGGAAACCTTTGCCGCTCATCTGAGCGGGGCCGCAACCACGGACCATGCCGCCATCCTCAAACTTCTGCGCCTCGCGTTCTGCTGCGCGGTTGCCACGCTCCACTGCGCCACGTTCTTCCATTGTATACGGGCGGGGCGTCGGACGAGGAGATGACTCCATTCCACCGCGAACGGGGCGGGGGATTGGGCGTGTCGACTCTACAGTCGGAGCTACAGACGCAGGCATTCCCGCCGGAGCTTCATACATCAGCTCTCGGGTTGGCGCGGCAACCATTTTTTTGGGCCTTTTCACCCGCGAGGTTTCATCGGAGCCGCGCTTTGCGCGAGCGCGACCAACACTACCTTGATTACGTTCTTTTTTAGCCATGGCGGTTCTCCTTTTGTGCAAATGTACAGTATGTGGACTATTTAAGCCAGTATCTCTCGAAAGATTGGGCGCAGTGCATGCGCCCAAAAACATACGTCCAGAACCTCCAAAATCGGCTTTTGTCCTGCAGTCGCCACGCGCGAGAACAGAATGACTCTGACGTGTCCTTGTAGACCAAGTCGTGGACGAGCCGGCTTAGCTTTGTAATGTGTTCCACATCAGAAGATCCCTTTGAAAGCGTTAGCACGAGGCGACGAGCTAAAGCGCGACTGAACAGTCCCGCCTCGAGCCATCTTTTTCTTCTTACCAGCCTTTGACAAAGCTATTGCGACAGCCTGATCGCGCGGCCTGCCAGCCTCCATCTCAGTGCGAATGTTACTACTTATAACTTCCTGCGACTTACCTTCCCGGAGCGGCATTTTGCATCCTCATTATGGCGTTCTGACGCTGCACCTCGATACGCTCGCGGTTAACCGCATTGCGCTCCTCGGCAATGTCCTCTTGACTCTCGATCCGCGCCGCGTCAGTAGCCGCGCGCTGCTGCATCTTAGCCGCCTCCATGGCAATCTGAGCTTGGTCCTCGGTCTGCTTACGCTGCAGGTCCTGTTGCTTGATGGCCAATTCCTGCATGCGAATCTGCACAAGCGGATCGGACATCGGATCTTGGCCGGTGGGCACAAGCTCAGCGATAATCTGCTGCATGAGCTGCATTTGCTGCATCGACACCAGCTTTTCGATTTCGGCCGGGTTCTGCATTTGCATCTGCACTTCCATGATCTGCGCTTGAGCAGCCATGGGATCGATGGCGCCCGTTTGAGCCAGCATCTGCACCTGTGAGATCAGACCTTGGATCTCTTGCATGACCATCTGCCGCGCCTTCTGCGAGACGTGCTCCATGATGTGTGCGTAGAACGTACCCATGACCGCCGGCGATGTCATCACCAGCGGGGTTTTCATGAACATCATGTGGATCTGGATATGAGCGTCGTGGTCCTGATCCGGGAATGTGTTCAGGATCTCGCCCATGAGCGCCCGAGCGTTCTCAACCGCAGGATCGAGCGGTTGCGGTTGCGGCGGAGGCGGCAGAATTTCCTCAATATTCTGGATCTCGAGTGCCTGATACATCCGACGATACGCAGCATGCAGATTGTGCATCTGCGGATTGGACTGAGCCAACTGCAGTTGCGTCTGGGCCAAAGTAACCCGCTGGGCCATCGAGAAGATGTTCGGATCCGAAACGGGGATCACATCTACGCGCTCGTCAAAGTCCTGCGCCTTGATTGTCCGCTGCGCACCCGCCACGTCATACGGGTATTCCGGAGGCAAATTGTCCCGGAAGATGCGCGCCAGAATACGGAACTCCGTCTTCTGCGCATAATGCAGGCGCTTGTGAATAGCCGACATGACCTTCATGCCGCGCTCAAGCAGCGCAACAGTCGTGCCGACCGGGGCTTCTTGGTTCATGTTGCTGGTCTGCTGGTCAGCCAGAGACACAAACCGGCGGCCGCCTTCGATCAGTGCTCCGAGCAACTGGGCCAAAGTTGCCGAAGGTTCCTTGTACGGCAACGGGATAATCGAATCCCTGATGCTGCCGCCCGGAGTGTCAATGTCCCGCCACTCGCCCGGCTGTATCGGTTCGTCGTTATTACGAACACGTACGCCACGGGCCTTGAAGCCTGCGGGCAAGTTAGACAACGTCCCGGCGTCAATAAGTTGACGCAGGATGCTGGTTGCCGCGCGGCCAAGGCCCCCAATCATGTGGATCAGGCCAAACCCGTAGAAGCCTAGACCCGGCATGAACTTGTAGTGGACAAAGTACTGCCGCTTGCGCGCCAGATCTGAGCCCTCGTCGTAGTTGCGGCGGATCGACAGCACCTGACCGGAGCCTTCGTCAATCGTCACAATGTAGGGAAGCTGAATACCTGTCGGCTCGCCGTCGGGCGACATGTCCTCGAAACCTTCGAGATCAAGATCGACGTGCATCTCAAGCAGGGTGTAGACCTCATCCGAGTACGACTTTTGCGTACCTTGGATCTCATCCACCTTTTCGCGGACCATATCTGGACCGCCTTCGTATCTCGTCAGCTCGACATCTCGATAGAATCCAGCAACCTGTAGCTTGCGGATTTCGTTAGCATCCATCCGCAACACATGCGTCACGCGTGGAGCGGTCTGCAGATCCGTGGCTGAGTACGGAACCACCAGATCCTGCGCCGGAACAAACTTGGCAACCGCGCGCTGGCGAGCTTCGTCGAAGTAAACCTTCTTGAACGTCGAGCCAGACAGCGGAAGATAGAACAGAAGCTGATCCATATCCGGATCATATTCCTCCATCACCTCAGTAATCTGGTAGTTCATGAAGTCCTTGACGCGCGCAGCTTGCTCCTCGCGCGCTGCGTCCTGCAAACCCATGACTTGTGACTGCACCGGGCCCCCGGCAGGCAGAAGCTCCTTGTAAGCCTGCGCTTGGAACTGGGTCACGCTCTCCGCAATCAGCGGGTGCGTTACACCGGAAGCGCCCTCGAAAGGCTGGCTCCGCTCTTCGTACTTTACGCCCAGCTGATCTAGGCCCTTGGTATACCCTTCTTCCCACTCGGACCGAGAGGAAAGGTCATCCTCATACGCCGCTTGCAGCTCGTTTGACAGCTCTCCAAGATAGCCGTCATCCAAGAACTCAGCGAGGTTGGCATTGTGGGGAATCAGCTCTTCGGGGGCCATCTGCTCCATGGCCATTGCCAGAGCTTGAACGATCGCGCCGCCCTGCCCGTCCTGAATGACCTCAGCACCACCTTCAAAGGTTTCTGGCGCCATGACGGGAACATCTACCGCAGACGGATCCATACCAGCGCCAGCGGGCGCCATTGCTGAGTCAACGAGTGAGCCCATAGGGCGGGGCGGCAAAGCCATCAGTAGTACTCCCGTTTACGGGGGTAGTATTCTTCCCCGTCTTCCTCACCCTCAAGGGCGATCAGGCCGCCCTGCCGAAAACGCATAAGGGCCAACGTCATGCTATCACAAAAGTCATCGTGTTCACCATTCGGAAACGAAGCCACTTCTTCCATAACTTCGTCAGAGAACTTCTTATCCGCTGGCGCCCAAACGACTCCTGCCTCAAACAGTGGCGATACCATATGCATCCTTGTTGTCTTATCTACACCACCACCGCCTGCACGTCTACCGGGCGAGAAACCCAGAACCGGGATACCCCGTGCTCGCATCTCGTCCATAAGCGGTCCGCCAGTGGCCTTCTTTTCGACAATGACCATATCCGGATCCCAGTACTCGCATTCTTCATATGCAACCTCTTTGAGTTCCGGAAAGCTCCACCGCCCACGCCGCGCATCCAAAAGGATAATGTTATCAGGGCCGCCCTCGTCTGGCTCAAAAATTCCCCATGTCGTAATCGCCGAGTAGTCCGCGGTTTCTTTCTTGGAGAATGCGGTATCGTAAGACTGCAATACATACTTTAGAGGAGGAATGTCCTCCTTTTCCCACATCTTCCACCATTCGCGTTTGACAATGGCGGATTCAGTGGCTGTGGGCAGCTGTTGCCACTGCGCAGACCACTTCTGGACGGGCAGTGAGGCTTTGATCGACAGCAGTGCGTCTTTATCCCAGAACTCCGGCCAGAGCGGCTCGCCGCTGGGCATGATCGCTGGGAACTCTACAACCTCCCATTGGTCGGCCATGCTGTCGCTTGTCTGGGCCTGCAGCAGCCGACCCGTCAGGTCCTTTTTGCCCCAGCGGGTCATGACGACGATAATGGCGCCGCCGGGTTGCAGACGCTGGCGGGGACCGGAGGTGTACCACTCGTAGGCATGGTCAAACGCGGTTTCGGATAAAGCGTCCTGTTCCGAGTGGGGGTCATCAATAATGAACAAGTCGGCGCCGCGCCCGGTCACGGCCGCGCCCACACCGGCCGCGAAGTATTCGCCGCCCTTGTCAGTGCCCCACTTGCCCGCGCCCTTGTTGTCTTCCTTCAAGATCGTGTTTGGGAAGATGTCTTTATACGCCGGGTCGTCGATCAGATCTCGGACCTTGCGGCCGAAGCGGACAGCCAATTCGGTGTTGTGCGTGGCTTGGATGATCTTGAGCTTCGGGTTTCGACCCAAGAACCATGCCGGCATTAGGAACGACGCGAACTCCGACTTCGAGTGACGCGGCGGCATGTTGATGATCAAGCGCTTCAGTTCCCCGCGGGCCACGCGCTCGAGCTTTTCAGCAATGATCCGGTGGTGCCGACCTTCGATAAAATTCTCGTAAACATGGTGGGCGAACGGCATGAAGCGGTTCTGGGCCTGCTCGCGCAAGTCCAGCCGCTTCTTTGCTTCCGTAAGCGCCAAGATCTCCTTGAGCGCCTCTTCAGGCAGAGCCTGCAGATTCATTAAGCTCTCCTAGCACCCGGGCGGAAAGGTCTGTAGCCGGCGATGCCTGCCACACTGACCGGGCGGGTGTAGGGACCCACGCGCGGACGAACCATCTCAGGCACACAAGTAAATCCGCCATTAGCCATCTGAACACGGCGGAACCCGGGTGGGCATTCAAATGCCGGTTCTTCTTCCTCTTCGGGCGGGGGCTGCTCTTCGTCCGGGGTCTCATCAATGACGACCTCAGTCATCTCTTCCTCGGCGCCCGAACCTTCGCCGTCTCCTGCCCCCGGGCCAGCACCTTCGCCCAAGCCCGTGCCACTGCCCGGGCCACCCAAGAAATTGCCTATATCCGAAAGAACACCGCCGCCTTCGAA